TCATGCTGCGATGCCAACCTCATCGGCCACCTCAGCCTCCACCAGCTCCAGTTCCACCGCCGAGAGAGCTGCCGTGACGGCCGCCATGATGCCCTCGTCGACTACGGGGAGTAGATGCCCGTATAGGTCCGACGTGACCGCGATCGAGCTGTGCCCCAGGCGTCGCTGGATCGCTGTCAGCGGCACCCCGGCCGAGATCAGCAGTGCGGCATGCGTATGGCGGAGGTCATGAATGCGCAGTCCGTCGAGCCCAGCTACCGAGACCCACTTGATCCAGCCGCGCCGGAAGTTGCGGGTCCGGACCTCGCTGCCCCGCGGCGAGCGGAACACCAGTTCCCCCCGCGCGCGGGTCGCCACTGGCCCGGCCAGAACCTCCCCGACCGGGCGCTGCGGAAAGGTAACCGTCCGGCGGGAGCGCTCCGTCTTCGGTTCGGTGAAGACGATCGCGCCCGTCGACGACAGCTCATGCATCGCGCGCACCACCGTGAGCTTGCCGCCCAGGACGTCGATGTCCTGAGGTCGCAGCGCGATCGCCTCACCCCAACGCAGACCAGTCGACACCAGCAGCACCACCAGCGGGCGCCAGTGCTCCGGCACCGCTCCGAGCAGCCGCCCGATCTCCGGCTCGCTCAGAAACCGCATCTCGTGGTGGGGCGCCTGCGGCAGCCGGGTCTCCGAGCAGGGGTTCGAGCGCATCTTCCGCGCCACGACCGCGGCGCCAAGGATCGTGTGCAGCACGCCGTGGCAGTTCCTGACGCTCTTCGGCGCGAGCTTTCGTCGACCGGCAGCCGGGTCGCCCGCAAGCAGGTAGGCGATCCACCGCTGGATGGCCAGGTTGTCGACCTCGTCTAGGGCGAGGTGCCCGAGCACCTGCTGGACGTGCCGGCGAGCACGGCGCCCTTCAGATATCTGGGCAGTCGGCTTGAGACCGGCCTCGTAGGTCGGCCACCAGATATCGATCCACTCCCCCAACAGCAGCTTGCCGTCGCGGGGGTCGATGAACTCGCCGCGCATCTTGTCCGCCCTGAGAGCGGTCATGCGCGCCTTCGCGGCCGTCTTGGTCGGGTAGCCCGACTCCAGGGTGACCTTCTTGCCGTTTATCAGGTCGCGGATGCGCCAGGCCGGACCGTTCTTCTCGACCCACATCAGCCAGCCGCCGAGGATGGCGGACGCTGCTGGTCCAGGAGGTAGCGGAGATCGTCCAGTCGGCGTTCCCGGTCCCGCTGGCGCATCTCGTCGAGGCGCTGGATCATACGGCGCTTCATGTCGTCGTCGACCGGCGCGGAGAGAATCAGCTCCAGTTCCTCGTCCCGCTCACCCTCGGGCTCCAGCATGTTGCCGGCCGCGCGGATGGCGACGCTCGGGTGGTCACCGAGCGCCTCCGCGATGCGACGCACGTTGTCGACGGCGACGCTGCCGCCAGCGCCGTTGATCCACCTGAAGATGGTCGACCGGTGCACGCCAGCCTCTCGTGCCAGGCGTGCGGCGCTCCAGCCCGGTCGCTTGGTGGCGTTCCGGATGTACTCCGCCCAGCTCGTCTTGCCGTCTGCACCGTCGCTCACATGCACACGGTATGCGTCGTGCCACCAGGCAGGATAGCTCGCTGGACGTCGCATCTCTGCGACGTCGGACGGACGCGACCTGCGCCGTCGAGCGCGGAGCGCCTGAGCGGTGATGGTCGATAGGTAGCGTTGCATGAGCGCAACAGTAGGCAACTTCGGTTGATCCCTGCACTCATACTTTCGGTCAGATCCGACGCTTGAACGCGACGGTTGTTGCGTCTTATGAATGCGACGGTCTAGCGTGATCGTCGTGATACAGACGCAAACATGCGACACAGAGTCGCACGAATCCGACGTACCTCCGTCGGTCCGGTTGCGCGTCGAGGTCTTTGACGCACTGATGGCCGGCAGGGGGCACCGCACTGTGGCGGCCCAGGCCGACGCGCTCGGCGTCAACCGTTCCACGCTCTTCCGGCTCCGTGCCGGTGAGACCGTTCCCAACCTCGACCTGGCCATGACTATGGCTGCCGTTGCGGGCACGAAGGTCGAGGCGCTGTTCGAGCGGGCGGAGTCCTCGCGATGACCGGCCGCCTGCTGAACATCGCCGAGCTGGCCGAGCACCTTGGCGTGCCCCGTAGCTGGGTTCGCGACAAGGTGACCGAGCACGCCCTCCCCCACCGTCGAGTGGGTCGGCACGTGCGGTTCGCGCCGGAGGACGTCGCGGCCATTGAGACCTCGTTCTTCCAGCCCGCGCTCACTGGGCCGCTGGCGGTCACGCCGTTGCGCACCCACCCGCCGTCGGGCCCGTCGAACCCGCCGCCGCCGCCTGGGCCGCGCGTGCCTACGCGCCGCCGGACAGCCGCTTAACCCCCGGAAATGCCACAGGCGCCCCGCACAGCCGTCCAGAGCATCGGGGCGCCCAGACCAAGGGAGTATCCCATGACCCAGCCCGTCCCCACCACGGCGCTCATGCCGCTGGCCGACCGGTACCGCGTCCCGTCCGTGCCCTTCGATGCCCCCGACGTCGACCAGCGCCCGGCGGTCATCGCCGGGCTGCGGGCGCTCGCGCAGATGCTGGAGGACCACCCGGCCCTTCCGACGCCGTACATCATCACCGCGCAGGGCGGCGACTTCCGCGACCCGGCGGACGACGCCGAGTGGGCGGCTCAGCGCGGCATTGTCACCGCCGCCGCCGAGACGCTCGGCGTGCCCCTGCACCGCGACAGCAAGTACCGGGCGGACGTCACCGTCAACCTTGCGCACAGCGTCCAGTACACGGTCCTGGTGAGCCGCCCGGAGCCCGAGGCGACCGGCGGCGCGGCATGACCCGGCCAATCCGAACCATCCTCGCGGCCGCGCTCCGCGCGCTGGCCGACCGCCTGGACGCGGTGAACCGGTCCGCGGTCGATCGCGACCTCCGCGAGCCGGTCGGCGGCCGGCTGCCGGACGGCGTGGTCGGCTACGCGCTCGGAGGGCACGCCCGATGAGCGCCGACTCGATGCTCGGGAAGGTGCGGGCGCTGCTCACGAAGGCCGAGGACCGGGCCGCGACCCCGGCGGAGGCTGAGGCGTACACCGCGAAGGCGGCCGAGCTGATCGCCCGGTACGGCCTGGAGGAGGCGATCGCGCATGCCGCCGCGTCCGAGCCCGTGCGGTTCGAGGTGGCTGACCGGATCATCACGGTCCCCGCCCCCTACGCACGGATCAAGGCCGGCCTGCTGCACGCGGTCGCCCGGTCCGCGGACGCCGTGCGCGCCGTGACGATAACCGGCAAGGTGGCCAACGGGGGCGTGCGCGTCCACCTCTTCGGCACCACCGCCGACCTCGACCGGGTCGAGCTGCTGTTCACCAGCCTGTTGGTCCAGGCCGGCCAGCAGGTCGCCGCCGCCTGGGCGGACGCGAAGTGGTCGACCGACGAGGGCGTGCGGTCGTGGAAGGGCGACTGGCTGGAAGGCTTCACCCGGGCCATCGCGCAACGCCTCAAGATCGTTCGATTGCGGGCCAAGGAGGACGCGGGAGTCACCGAGGGCAGCGGCGCGGAGCTGGTGCTGCTCAACAAGGACGCGCTGGTCAAGCAGTCCGTGGACGCGACCTACCCGAGGTTGCGGGCTATTCCCGGCCGCAGGATCACCACGCGCGGCTTCGACGGCGGCTATGCCGCCGGGCAGCGCGCCAACCTCGGCGGAACCGAGGTCTCCCGCGCGACCGGCCGCGCGCTGTCGGGCGGTGCCCGATGAGCCTCGCCAACGCCTTGCGCCGCGGTGCGCGTGACCGCCAGGAGCGGGCCGCGATCGGCTTGCTGCTGGCCATCCCCGGTGCGGTCGCCGGGATGCGGGTTCGCGAGCACATCGTGGAGATCACCGCGGCCAGCACGGACGAGCCCGACGGGATCTCCGTTGTGGTCTGGTCCCGGCTCTACATGGAGATCATTGACGGCGGCGTCCGCCTGTCGCCGGCGCATCGGCAGATGCTACTCGTCGCGTGCGCGCTGGGTGACGCGTGCCGGGTCAACCTTCGGGACGCGGTGATCGGGCTGGACGCGGCCGAGGTCCGGCCGCTGCTGACCGCGATCGCCGCGGCGTGCGGGATCGAGCGCACGAAGGCGGCCGCCATCGGCGACGCCGCGTACGCGGCCGCGATCGTGACCGCGGTCGAGTCCGAGCAGGTCGTGCCGTGATCCAGGTGCCCGTGATGCCGTGCTGCGGCGAGCTGCCGGACGCGTGCGAGTGCGCGGAGGTCTGGGCCGAGGTGTGGGCCGCGCCGGTCATCGACCGGCGCGGCCCCTCCGGGGCGGAGGTGCTCCGGTGACCGCGGGCGGCGCGCTCGGGCTGGTCGTCGGCGCGCTCGTCATCGCCGCGCTGCTCGTCTCCGCGCTGGTGATGGCTGGCGGCGCCTGGCTGTTCGAGCGGCGCCGGGCCCGGGTGCTGCGGGCGGCGCTGGACGCCGCCCGGGTGGAGCTGGCCCGGCCGGTCGCTGACCGCGAGGCGGCGCGGCTGCTCGCCGTTCTGGAGTTCCCGCGCGATGAGGTCGCGCAGAGGGAGGAGCGTCCGCCGTGCTGATCGCGATCTCGATGGTGTCGTTCGGCGCGCTGGCCGCGATCGGCGGCGGTGCCCTCGTCCTCGTCATCCAGGCGAGGTTGGCGCTCCGCGCGGCCGCGGCCGAGGACGCGCAGCGGACCGGTCGGCACCGCGTGCCCGACCCGGACCCGGCGCCCGAGCTGGAACCGGTGCCTGCGGAGCAGGCGTGGGCCGACCTCGGCCGCGACCTTCCGGCGGAGGAACGCGCTCGGGATGCGCTGCGCACGCCGACGGACGAGCGGGTCCGGATCGGCGGTCCGGTGCTGAGCACTGCGGACACGACGACGCTCCCGCGGGTCGGCGCTCAGGCGCAGCCGGTCGTCGGGGAGCCGGTACTCGAGTACCGCGAGGGCCCGGCGTGAAGGCTTTCGTGCAGCCGCAGCTCGGCGTCTTCCCGCTCACGGCCGAGGAGTATCACGCCGACCCGGTGCCGGGTGGCTCGCTCTCCTCGTCCGGCGCGCGGCGCCTGCTGCCGCCGTCCTGCCCGGCGCTGTTCGACCACGAGCGCCGGGCCGGGCGGTTGCCCAAGCGAACGTGGGACTTCGGACACGCGGCGCATCAGCGGGTGCTGGGCGCGGGCCCGGACATCGTGGCGGTGCCCGCGGACAACTGGCGGACCAAGGCGGCGCAGGAGGCCGCCAAGGACGCGCGCGCCGCGGGCAAGGTGCCGGTGCTGGAAAGCGAGGCGGCCGTCATCGAGGAGATGGCGGCGGCCCTGCGCGCGCACCCGATTGCGTCCGTGTTGTTCCGGCCGGGCGGCGGTACGCCGGAGCAGGCGCTGATCTGGCAGGACCGGCAGACCGGCGTCTGGCTTCGGGCGCTGGTCGACTGGCTGCCCGACCCGGGCCCTGGCCGGCTGATCGTGGCGGACTACAAGACCACGCGGTCCGCGGCGCCGGCGGACCTGGCCAAGGTGGTCTACGACTACGGCTACCACCAGCAGGCCGCCTGGTACCTCGACGGCGTCCGCGCGCTCGGTCTGGCCGGTGAGCTGCCACCCGCGTTCGTCTTCGTCGCGCAGGAGAAGACGCCCCCGTACCTGGTCACGGTCTTCGAGCCGGACCTAATGGCCCTGCGCATCGGCGCGTACCTCAACCGCCAGGCCATCGACCTCTACGCCCAGTGCGTCGCGACCGGCCGGTGGCCGGGCTACAGCGACGACGTCGAGTTGATCTCCCTCCCACCGTGGGTGGAGTCCCGATACGCCGAGGAGCTTTCGTGACCACGTCGCACGTCACGGTCAACCTGCCCGCGCAGCAGCGGGTCAGCCAGGCCACCGCGATCGAGCAGTCCCGGGCCGCCGCGGAGGTGCAGGCCGCGGTCGTCGTCGCCCAGCAGTGCCCCCGCAGCGTGCAGGCCGCGCTCGCGCAGATGGCGGAGTCCTGCAAGCAGCAGGCCCTCGCCGAGCGCGCGTTCTACCGCTACGGCCGCGGCGGGTCCACGGTCTCCGGGCCGACGATCCACCTCGCCCGCGAGCTGGCCCGCTGCTGGGGCAACGTCCAGTACGGCATCGCCGAGCTCTCCCGCGACGACGCGGCCGGCATGAGCGAGATGCAGGCCTTCGCCTGGGACCTGCAAACCAACACCCGCAGCGCCCAGGTCTTCATCGTCCCGCACATGCGCGACAAGAAGGGCGGCGCCGAGCGCCTGACCGACCTGCGCGACATCTACGAGAACAACGCGAACATGGGCGCCCGCCGACTCCGGGAGGCGATCTTCGCGATCCTGCCGCCCTGGTTCACCGAGCAGGCCAAGGACCTGTGCTCGCAGACCCTCGCCCACGGCGGCGGCAAGCCCCTCGCCCAGCGCATCGCCGAAGCGGTCAAGGGCTTCGAGGGCATCGGCGTCGTCGCCGACCAACTGGAGCAGAAGCTCGGCCGGACCCGCGACCGGTGGACCGAACACGACGTCGCGCAACTCGGCGTCGTCTACAAGTCCATCCAGCGCGGCGAGGTCACCGTCGCCGACGAGTTCCCACCGGCGCGCGTCACCGCCGCCGAGATCACCGCCGGACCCGCGCCGGTCACCACCGACTGGCCCGAGGTCGCCCCGGCAGGTGGCGATGAGTAACACCGACACCCCGGCCGCCGAACTGGTCGAGCTGGACATGCAGCGGCCCGGCCGCGACCGCGTGCTGCTCGACGAGCGCACCGGCGACGTCGTCTACCTCTCCGCGGACTGGTGGACGCTCGTCGACCAGCTCGCCGCCGAGGGCGGTGAGCCGGCGTGAGCCTCGCCTACATCCGCCGCCGGTACGCCGTCCCGGCCCGGCGCGGCGCCCGAGTGCTCGTCGACGGGCAGCCCGGACGGATCACCCGCTCCGAGGGCGCCCGGCTCTACGTCCGCCTGGACGGCCGCAAGACCAGCGTGGTCACGCACCCGACCTGGCGCGTGGAGTACCTCGGCCAGTCCCCGGCCGCGCGCCGGGCCGACCAGCTCGCCCACCGCGAGATCGAGACCGTCACGGTCGCCGGAGGTGCGTTGTGAGCAAGATCGACGTCGCCACGACCCGGCTCAGCCGCCGCTGCGGTGCCATCGCGCCCGCCACCGACCGGGACGCGCTGCGCGCGCTGGAACAGCTCGGCCCCTCGGTGTACGAGCCGACGCCGGAGAAGAAGCGCGACGCGGCCGCCGTGCTCGACCGGATCGCGGTCCGGCGCGGCGAGACCGCCGAGGCGCTGGCTGAGGTGCTCGACGCCCTCGGCGTGCGCTCCGGTGCCGCCGACGCGCTGGCCGTCCGCCAGGCGCGGGCAACGGCCGTCGCTGCGGCGCCACAGCCGGAGGCGGCCTGGCCGATCGCGCACTGCCGGACGTGCTCCGCCGAGATCATCTGGACCGTCACCGCCCGGCAGGGCAAGCCCATGCCGGTCGACGCGGGGCCGGTGCCGGACGGCAACGTGCGGCTCACCGCTCGGCCCGGACAGCGGCCCCTCGCGGAGCTGCTGCCCGTCGACGAGCGCTCCGGTGTCTCCGGGCTGCGCAAGTCGCACTTCGCGACCTGCGGCCAGGCCGGCACCTGGCGGAGGCGGTCGCCGTGACCGTCAAGACCAAGCCGTCCGCGCCGCTGCACCCGTTCGCGGCGGACCCGGAACTGCGCGCCGATCACGCCGGCCGCGGCACGTGCGGCAAGTGCGGCAAGCCTGGCCGGCCCGGCGACGCCCAGCACCCCGAGCCGCGCGATCTGCCCCCGGCACCGGACGCCCAGCGCGTCATGGATGCCCGCTACGACCCCCAGGAGGCAGGCGATGACGCCTGAGCCCACCACCAGCCGCGCGAAGGACACGCTCATGCGGCGCTTCGCGATCAGCGAAGCGGCTGCACACCGACTCATCCAGCGTCTCGCCATGGATCTGCGCCTGGACGCCGCGAAGGCCGGCGAGATCCTGCGGCTCGGCGTCGCGGCGTGGTCCGAGGACCCGGTGCACGTCATCGAGTTCCGCGAGACCACCTGGACGCTCAAGCACCCGGTCGCCTGCCGGCCGAACCTCTTCGAGTGCCCGCTCAACCCGCTGGCCGAGGCCATGGTCGACGCCGACGGCTGGCCCCTCGCGCTCGGCCGGTACGAGTGCGACATCAACGACCTCGGCGACCGGCTCCTCATCGGCGACCGGATCGAGGAGGACACCAAGCGGCAGCCGATTCCCCTAGCCAACCACCCGTACATCAGGTGCGAGTGCGACTACTTCGAGCACCAGAACGAGACCACCGACAACGGCCTCCCGCTGTGCGACTGCGGGCACCTCGCCGAGCAGCACGAGGACGACCAGCACGCCTGCCGGATGCAGGACGGCGACCCGGTCGACGTCGAGTACCACCCGCTCGTCACCGCCGCGCTCCAGGGGGGCACCGATGACTGATCTCCACACCCTCAACCCTGACCAGGCCGACGCAGCACCGGTCCGGAGCTGGCTCGTCGACGTGCTGGCCGCGTCTCGCGTGGACGGATGCGCCGACTGCGGCCCGGCCAGCATCTGCCCCGGGCACGCGGCCGATGCGGTGCTGGACGCAACCCGCCGCGAGGAACTCTTCGTGATGCCGAAGGCCTTCGCCGACCAGATGATCGAGCGGGCCCGCGAGCAGGGCCGGGCGGAGGTGCTCGGCCGATGAAGATCAAGTACGAGGACTGGCAGCCCGGCACTGATGCCCGCCTGGACATCCGCCGCGCCGACGCGGTGTGCCGACAGTACGCCGCCGACGGCTATGACCTGACCCTGCGGCAGCTCTACTACCAGTTCGTCGCCCGCGGCTGGATCTCGAACACGGACAAGAGCTACAAGCGGCTCGGCAACATCATCAACCGAGCGCGCATGGCTGGACTCCTGGACTGGGACTACATCGTCGACCGGACCCGGAACCTCCGCGGCACCTCGCACTGGACACAGCCGGGTGCAGTCATCGACTCGGCCGCGTGGTCGTACCGGCTGGACAAGTGGGCCGACCAGCCGCGCCGGGTCGAGGTTTGGGTAGAGAAAGAGGCCCTCGCCGGCGTCGTGGAGCGCGTCGCCGGCGAGCACGACGTCGACTGGTTCTCCTGCCGCGGCTACGTCTCCCAGAGCGAGCAGTGGGGCGCGGCCCGCCGATTCCTGCGCTACCTCAAGGGCGGACAGGCCATCACAGTGCTGCACCTGGGCGACCACGACCCCAGCGGCATCGACATGACCCGCGACATCCGCGAACGCATCGAGGCGTTCGTCACCCAGGACTGGCTCGACGAGCACCGCGCCTGGTTCGACGGCGAGTCGGTCAAGGCGAGCGAGATCCTCGCGCACATGCGCGACCGGATCGGCGACGTGCAGCCCATCGAGGTCCGCCGCATCGCGCTGAACTTCGACCAGGTCCAGCAGTACGACCCGCCGCCGAACCCGGCCAAGCTCACCGACTCCAGGGCCAGTACCTACGTGCGAGAACACGGCTATGAATCCTGGGAACTCGACGCGCTACCGCCCGACGTGCTCGCCCAACTCATCCGGGACAACATCGGCACGATCCGCGACGAGGACGCCTACGACGCCATCGCCGACCGCGAGGCCCGCGAGCGCGCGCTGCTGCGCGCCGCGGCTGGCCGCTGGGACGACCTGGTCGCGTTCCTGGACGGCGCCGCATGACGCGCCGCCTGCCTCTCGCGCTCGGGGCGGCTGCTGGACGCGCTGATCCTCGCCGCCGCGCTGCTGGCCTACCCGCTGCTCGCCCTCATCCGGAGGCCCCGATGACCACCGAACACCTCACCGGCCCGTGGCGGGCGATCCTGGCCGACGCCGACGGATTCGTCTACCCCGACTTCGCCACCGCGCTCCTCGAACTCGGCGCGGAGTCCGAGGAGGAGATGCAGATCCGGGTCGCCCGCGGTACCGCGCTGCCGAACGACCGCGGAGGCAAGACCGGCACGCTCCTGCGGCTGCCCGGCAGCTACACCGTCGGCGATCAGGCCTACGAGATCGAGGCGTACCTCGTCGACGAGGACGACCCGTCCATCGGCGCCGAGGCCCGATACGCCCAGGCGCTCGCAATGGCGGACGGGCTGAACGCTGCGGCCGCCCGTTCCTGACCCTTCTCCGGCCCGGCCCCACTTCCCCGGGGCCGGGCCGCTGCGCAACTTCCCCATGATCGACACACATAGATGGAGGTGCCATGGTCGGCCAGCCCGACATCGGCGTCTCAGTCGGCGCGTGGAACAGCCTCGTGCGCCGCGCGCGGATCGGCCGCGAGCGCAAGGCCGCGGCCCTGGTCGTCAGTTCCTACGCCGACAGCGACGGCACCCACATCCACTGCGGCGTCGCCCGGCTCGCCGTCGACCTGGAGATCGGCTACAGCACCGCGCGCCGCTACCTTGCCTGGCTGCGCGACGTCGGCCTCATCCAGCTCGTCCGCGCCGGCACCCGCACGGGCCGCTCCGATGAGTACCGGCTGACCCTCGGCCCGGACGTCTTGGAGCACATGGAGGTGCTCACGCCGAGCGAGTACGACGCCGCTCGCGACGCGATCCGGGACGCGAACCGTTCCGGCCAAAAGGCCCGGCGCGAACGCGTTCAGCGCTCAGTCAGGGAGAGCGCTGAAACCACCGATGAGCGCTCACCCACTGCGAGCGCAGATGAGGCCGATGAGCGCTCGGTCAAGGCGAGCGCAGATGAGGTGGCACACGAGAGCCCTCAGCGCTCACCCAGTGAGAGCGCTGAAAACCTCGATCAGCGCTCATTTGGGACGCAATCAGCGCTCACCCAGGATGAGCCCCCACCTTCCATACACACCTCCCCGAAAGAACACACCTCCCCGAAAACCTCTGTGGCTGATCTTGATCTAGAACTCGCGTCTCCCGCGCGCGAGGAAGATGAAGATCCGGCGGATTCCGCTGAGGTGGCGTGGCCGCCGCTGCGCGCCATCCCGGGCGAGCGGCAGAACGCCGGATCGGTCGAGCGCGGCATCTTCCCGGTCGCTGTACCCGATCCCGAGCCGCGCCGTGCGCCATCGACCGCCGGGCTCGGCTTCTGCCTCGACTGCTACGCGGCCGGACAGGTCGTTCTGGCCATCGCGGACGACGCCTGCCGGACGCACCTCGTCGCCCGGAACAGCGCATGACCCGGCGACTCACCGGCCGCGAGCACGCCGCTCAGGCCTCCGCCCGGGCCGCCGTCGAGCGCGCCCGTGCCCGGGCCGGGCTCGCACCCGCCGACCGGCCGTCCGTGCCGCTGCTGGCGGTGGCACGTGGCTGATCGCGACGCAGGGCGCGCTGAGAGCGCCGCTGAGGGCTCGAAGAGTGGATCTCCGGGTTCGGAGCCACGCGTGGGCTGTGCGACGGCTCAGCGAGGCGCTCAGGCGATCGCCGAACGCATTCCGTACGACGCCCTCTGGCCGGACGCCCGTGACGCGCTGATCGCGTGGCTGGAGCAGCACCACGTCGACCCGCGCCACACGCCCGTCGACGCGGCGATCGCGCTGGACGAGAACACCGGCGAGTGGCGCATCGAACAGCACGCCACGCGCGACGAGCGCCTCGTCGTCGACCCGGCGACCGGCGACGTCCCGCGGATCGTGATCCGGCGCCTCAGCCGCGCCCCGCTGCCGTGGCCGGAGTACCAGCCGACCGAACTCGCCGCCTGACCCACCGAACAGGAGCACCACGCCCGTGACCCACCCGCACCGACTGCACGCCACCGCCGCCGTCTGGTCACTTCGCGCGGCCTGGCCCCACCTCGCCCACGCTGCCAACGCCGAGCGCCGCGAACTCGTCCAGGACGACGCCGGCACGCTCCGCGCCCAGGTGTACGGCACCATCGGCGGCGGCAAGACCCACCACTCCAACGGCATCCTCAACGCGCTGCTCATCGCGGAGCGGCGCGGCGGCCACGACCGCTACCAGCGGCTCGCCGACAGCACGCGCGAGACGATGGCATGGCTCGCCGGCCGCATCCTCGACGACCGGTACCGGCCGGGCGATCCGGTGCTGACCCGGCTGCTCGATGAGATCCCGCGTATCCCGGCGGCGGCCGCGGCGGAGGTTGCGAAGTGGGCGGCGGAGGCGGACGCCGCGGTGCGCTCCGCACTTGACTTCGGGACCGACCACGAGCCGCTTGTCGGCGTGCCCTGCCCGGCGTGCGGGAGCCGGCGGCTGGCGGTCCGCATGTCGGCGCCAGCCGACCGGCCCGTGGTGTGCGCGGCCGGCTGCGCGTGCGCGGGGGTTGGCTGCGGGTGCGGGATGCCGGAGCGCGTGGAGGGCGTGGGGCATATCTGGCTGTCGGCGATCCTTACCGCCAAAAGAGCGGGGAGCCCTACGTGACCGGTGCGGGGGCCGGTGTACGCGGGCCCCCGCCGCAGGCCTTACCTCCGGGCCCTCGCCCTCAACCGCGTCTTCCGCTGCGGCGCCGCCGCCGTAACGAGCGCCGCGCCGAGCGCGTAGTAGCCGGTGACGCAGGCAGCGGTGATCGCACCGGCCGCAAGGATGGCCTGGCCCAGCACCGGCGGGTTCCACAGGCCCAGGGCGAGTATGCACCCGGTCATTGCGCCAGCCAGGACTAGAGCCTTGGCCTGCACAGGGGCGTCGATCAGCGCTACTCTTGCGATGACGTTCATCGCTCCTGCCTTTCGGGATTGATGGTTCATTGCGATCTCCTTGAGTTGATGCCTTGGGGTTGGTCAGGTGAATCAGGTGGACGTTTTAGCCCGGGGTCGGAGAGTGGGTCTCCGCCCTGGGCCTCTCTTTACGATACCGCCTGAAATCCTCATCCAGACTATCGCCAACGGGGGCCTGACCTGGTCTTCCTTTATAACAGAGAGCGAAGTCAATCGATTGGGTATCGGCTTCCATGCGACGCGAGAATCCGATTCTTCGACACCACTGCTTACGCATTCCCAGGTCACGCGATCGAAGGCTGCGGAGGATCACGTCGGCTGGCACCCCGGCCCATGCGTCGCTGGAAGCCGCAGCGGCCGAGCATGCAAGTAAGGGTGATGTTCGTCACGGGATGCGTGCATGATTCTGCTGAAGGGTGAGGAGTGGGGAACGGCTGCGGAGGTTGCGAACCGCTTGGGGGACGACGTCACCGTCGCCATGATCCGAAACTGGAGCCGGCGAGACGGGCTCAGCAGCGCCACCGTGACCGGCGCGAACGGACGTCCGGCGGTGCACTACCCGCTTCGGATCGCCGCCGAGATCGAGCGTGCCAAGCGGCAGGGCGGACGCGGACGACGCCGCGCCGCTTGACGGCATCCGTCCTGCGCAGCATGATTTGATCACGTCAGGTGTTGGCAGACCCTGCCCGAAAACAGGCCCACCAGCAGCCCGGAGCGCTCAGCGCCCGGGCTGCTGCCGTTCCGGTCGGGTACGCGAGCCCGGGGGCGGGACGGAACGGATGGGAGCGGCCAGGCACCCCCAGGGCCTGGCCGCCGGTGCGGAGTAGCGCAGAGGTAGCGCGCCGGGCTCATAACCCGTGAGGTCGCAGGTTCGATTCCTGCCCTCCGCCACGAACAGGACCTCCGAGGGCGACAACTCGGTGGGCACGGTGGAAGGCCGGGCGGCGGTATACCGGGGCGTCGTCCGGCCTGTGCCTCGACATCACGAGGGAGGCGCGGTGGGCAAGCCCGGCCCGCGAGGATCACGCTACCGACGCGCGCGCAACGCCGTGCTCGCGCAGAGCACGATCTGCCACCTGTGCGGTCACGCCGACGCAGACCAGGTTGATCATGTGCGGCCTCGCAGCCTCAATCCGGAGCTGGACGACGCGGACCACACCAATCTCGCGCCAGCACATGGTGTCAACGGCTGTCCGACGTGCGGCGAGAAGTGCAACCAGGCGAAGGGCAACCGCACGGTGAGCAAGCCGGTTCGGTCGCGGAACTGGTGACATCTCACGCTCCGTATTCACATTGCGGGGGGCGGGTCAGAAGTTCAGGGGGATGTGGCCAGCAGGTCCGCCGCCAGTCTCCAAATCTCCCTCCGACCGAGTTTCGGCCCGATCACACAGGGCGGTGATGACTGTGAGTGACCGCCGGAAGCGGCTGGTTTGGCTGCGCGACCGCCTCGACACCGAATTGGAGAGCGCCGAGGGCCGCGACGTCGCCGCGCTGTCCCGCGAGCTGCGCGCCGTCCTCGTCGAGATCGACTCGATCCCGGACGCGGCCAGCAACGCGCCGGCCGACGAGATCGCGAAGCGCCGGGAGGAGCGTCGGCGCGCTGCCGCGCAGAGGGCCGCGTCCGAATGACCGTCATCGACCTCGCCGCGGCCGAGCGCCCGCGGGTGCTGCACGTGCCCCGGTTTAGCACCTCCGCCGGCGAAGAGGCGATCGACCTCGCCGCCCAGGCCGGGCTCTTCCTCGACCCGTGGCAGGCCTTCGTGCTTCGCAACGCGCTCGGCGAGCGCGCGGACGGCCGTTGGGCCGCGTTCCAGGTCGGCCTGATCGTCGCCCGGCAGCAGGGCAAGGGGTCCGTGCTGGAGGCGCGCGAGCTGGCCGGTCTCGTGTTGTTCGGCGAAGAGCTGATCGTGCACACCGCGCACCAGCTCAAGACGTCCATGAAGCACTTCCGGCGCCTGGAGCGCCTGTTCGACGGGTCCGACGATCTGCGGAAGCGGATCAAGAAGATCACCCGGTCGAACGGCAAAGAGGGCATGGAGATGGCTAACGGCGCCATCCTGGAATGCATCGCGCGATCGAAGGACTCCGGCCGCGGCTACACCGGCGACTTGGTAGTCCTCGACGAGGCGTACGCGCTCACCGAAGAACAGATGGACGCCACCATGCCGGTGATGCTCGCGGTCGACAACGCGCAGGTCTGGTACACCAGCTCGCCGCCATTGGACGCGGTGTCCGGTCAGGTCCTGATGGGCATCCGCGACCGCGCCGAGGCCGGCACCGCCGACCGGCTCGCCTGGTTCGACTACGGCCTGCCGGGCAGCCTCGACCAGCTGGAGACCGTCGACCTCGACGACCGAGCGGCCTGGTACGCCGCGCTGCCGTCGCTGCGGTCCGGACGCATCCGCGAGGAGAACGTCCAGGTCATGCGGGACAGCCTGACCGACAAGGGCTTCGCCCGGGAGATCCTCGGCATGTGGCCACCCGGACTCGCGGGCGGCTTCCAGATCATCTCTGAGGCGAACTGGACCGCGGCGCTCGACCCGGGCTCGGTCATCGAGGGCCCGGTCGCGCTCGCCGCCGCCGTGTCGGTGGACCGTCAGCGCGCCTCGATCGCGGCCTGCGGCGCCCGCGCGGACGGCCGGCTGCACGTCGAGCTGACCTCGACACCGCTGCGGGTCGACAACCGGGCCGGGACCGGCTGGGTCGTGCCGCGGCTGGCCGACCTGGTCTGCAACAACGACGTCGTGTCCGTCGTCATGGACGAGTACGGACCGACCGGATCGCTGATCCCCGCGGCCGAAGAAGCCGGGATCGAGGTGACCCGGATCGGCACCGCCGCCGCGGCCCGCGCCTACGGCATGTTCTACGACGGCATCGCCGGCGTCGACCCGGCCTCCCGGGTCCTCAACCACATCGGCCAGCCGGAGCTGACGGCGGCGATCGCCGGCGCGAAGAACCGTCGTCTCGGCGACGGATACGCGTGGGACCGGCGGTCCCCCGACGTCGACATCACGCCGGTCGTCGCGGCCACCAACGCGCTGCTCGGCTGGGCGACCAGACCTCAGGTCGACGACCAGCCCTTCAACATCTGGTGAGGAGCACTCCGTGCTGAACGACGCCGCCGAGCTGGTCGGGTACGGCCTGCTGCTCGGCTTCCTCTGGTTCGTGTGGCCGCCCTTGGTGCTGCTCGGCGCCGGGCTGCTGCTCGTGCTGTGGGCGAACACCCGCCCGGCCGGGAGCGGCCGGTTCGGCACGGCCGTCGGTGCCGCCCTCGCCGCGGGCCGTGCGGCCTACCAGGCGACGAAGTCCGACAAGCCGACGGAACTGCGGTCGGTCGCGTAGCCGATCCAGCTCACGACCTACCGCTGCGAGAGGAGGTGCCCGATGCCGCTGTTCCGCAACGCCCTCCGTGGGATCCGCGCGGCCAGTATCGAGTCCCCGGCGCTGCCGCTCACGTCGCAGACGCTCGTGGAGTGGCTGGGCGGCGCCCCGACCGCGTCTGGGGTGGCGGTCACCGAGCGCTCGTCGCTGGGCATGCCGGCCGTGTGGCGGGCCGTGAACCTGATCGCGGGCACCTCCGCCTCGCTCCCGCTGCACGCCTACCGGCAGGGCGACGGCGTCCGGATGCGCGTCGCGGCCAGCTCGCAGGCCGCGCGCCTGCTCGACACCCCGCACCCGGACCTGACGTCGTTCGAGCTGTGGGAGATCGTCTACGCGCACATCGCCCTGTGGGGCAACGCGTACCTGCGCGTGCTGCGTAACCAGCTCGGCCAGATCACCGAGCTGTGGCCGATCCACCCGGGACGGGTACGTGTCGGCCGCGAGACCGAGACCGCGACCAAGGTGTTCAGCGTGGACGGCGGCGAGGAAGAGCTGACCGAGCGCCAGATCTTGCACATCCCCGGGTTCGGGTATGACGGCGTGTGCGGCGTCTCGCCGATCCGGCTGGCCCGCCAGGGCATCGGCTTGGCGGTCGCGGCCGAGGAGTTCGGCGCCCGACTGTTCGGCTCCGGCTCGCTGGCCACCGGCATCCTGCAGACCGAGCAGCGCCTGGAGCCGAAGCAGGCCGACGCGCTCAAGGCACGGTGGAAGGCCAAGGCGTCCGGCCTGGCCAACAGCCACGAGGCGATCGTCCTCGACGCCGGCGCGAAGTTCCAACAGCTATCGATTCCACCCGAGGACGCGCAGTTCATCGAGTCCCGGAAGTTCCAGATCGACGAGATCGCGCGCATGTTCGGCGTGCCCCCGCACATGCTGATGCAGACCGACAAGTCGACTAGCTGGGGCACCGGGATCGAGCAGCAGTCCATCGGGTTCGTGGTTTACACGCTGCGCCCGTGGCTGACCCGCGTCGAGCAGCGTGTCTCGCGACTGCTCAACCCCCATGCCGTGTACGCGCGCTACTCCGTCGAGGGCCTGCTGCGTGGCGACTCCGCCCAGCGATCCGCGTTCTACCGCGAGATGTGGGGCATCGGCGCCTTCTCCACCAACGACGTGCGCCGGCTGGAGGACGAGCCGCCGGTCGAGGGTGGCGACGTGCGCTACCGGCCGCTCAACATGGGCGTCCTCGGCCAGGACGACGCGCCCACCATCGCCGAGGAGGCACCCGTCGATGCCTAAGCAGTACCGGTTCCGCGGCTCCATCGAGCCCACCGCCGCGGTCAAGCGCCCGGTCCGCGCCGAGGTGGTCACCTCCACCGAGGGCGCCGTGGGCAAGATGCACCTCGACGACGTCATCGACTCGTGGGGCGGGTTCTGGGGCGTCTCCGCCAAGGAGGTCAACGCCGCGCTCGCCGAACTCGGCGACGTCGACGAGATCCACCTGCACATCAACTCCCCGGGCGGCGAGGTCTACGAGGGCGTCGCCATCCTCAACGCGCTCCGCCGGCACCCGGCCACGGTCACCGCGATCGTCGACGGCCTCGCCGCGTCCGCCGCGAGCTTCATCGCCGTCGGCGCCGACCGGACGATCATGGGCCGCAACACTGAGCTGATGATCCACGACGCGTGGGGCATCGAGATCGGCCCGGCCGCGGACATGCACGCCATGGGCGACCGGCTCGACAAGCTCTCCGACAACATCGCCTCGATGTACGCGGAGAAGGCCGGCGGCGACCTGGCCGCCTGGCGCGCGCTGATGCTCGCCGAGACCTGGTACTCCGCCGAGGAAGCGGTCGCCGCAGGCCTCGCCGACGAGATCGAAGGCACCGACACCGCCGACAACGAAATCGTGGCGGCCGCGTTCGACCTCTCGGTGTTCAAGCGCACCGGCCGGGCCGCAGCCCCGGCGCCCGCCCCAGCGGCCCCCACGCGAACCGATCCGGCCGCCGACGCGAGCGACTACGCGCGCCGGCACGCCCAGCACCGGCACCAGCTCGCCGCCGGTCGCCACCGGCTCCCCGCCTGACGCACTCCCAGCGTAAGCACCACCACTTCAGCAGCCGCTGCCCGACGTGGGCCGGCGGCTCTTCCGCATGCCCACGGAGAGGAACACGAGCATGCCGACACTTCAGGACCTCCGCGAGCAGCGGGCGAACATCTGGTCCCAGATGACCGAGATCATGGACCGGACCGGCAACGCGCCGTCCGGCGAGGACGCCGCCGCGTACGACCGCGCCGAGAAGGAACTCGACCAGATCGGCGCCCAGATCGAGCGCGGCGAGCGCCACGAGGCGCAGGCCCGCAGCCTCAACCGCGTCGACCGCACAGGCGTCGTGCCCGCCGGCGGCGACGAGTCCGAGGACGGCGAGGGCGACGTCGAGCGGTACACCAACGTGTTCCGCGCCTTCCTCCGCGACGGCCTGGACGAAATGCCGCGCGAGGACCGGCAGTTCATGCGCTCCCGGTTCGTCGCCAACCCCAAGAACGCCGCCGGAGTCGGCACCGGCTCGGCCGGCGGCTACGCGGTCCCGCCAGCGTTCCGGGACATCTTCATCGAGACGATGAAGATGTACGGCCCGATGCTCAACGAGGCCGAGATCATCGAAACGGCGACCGGCGCGAACCTGCCCTGGCCGACCAACGACGACACCGGCAACGTCGGCGCGCTGCTGGCCGAGAACACCCAGGTGACCGAGCAGGACGTCACCCTCGGCACCGCCAGCCTCGACGCGTACATGTACACGTCCAAGCTCGTTCGCGTCAGCCTTCAGCTACTTCAGGACCGGCCCGACTTCGACACGTGGCTCGCCCGCAAGCTCGGCGAGCGCATCGGCCGGATCCTCAACGCCCACTTCACGACCGGCACCGGCACCTCTCAGCCGGACGGCATCGTCACCTCCGCCACCGTGGGCGTGACCGGCACCGGCAGCTTCGCCACCACGGGCGGCATCGCCGGCGACAACCTCATCGACCTCGTCGAGGCGCTCGACCCGGCCTACGGCGCGTCGAACAACCTGAAGTTCATGGGCAACCAGTCCGTCCGCAAGGCGGTCCGGAAGCTCAAGGACGGCCAGGGCCGGTACATGTGGGAGATCAGCCTCCAGAACGGCGTCCCCGACTCGCTGCTGGGCTACCCGTTCCTCGTCAACAACGACATGGCCGCGCTCGCCGCGTCCTCGAAGTCGCTGCTGTTCGGCGACATCCGCGAGGCGTACGTCGCCCGGATCGTCCGCGAGCTGACCACCATGCGGCTCGCCGAGCGGTACGCCGACTACCTGCAGGTCGGTTTCCTGGCGTTCGAGCGCGCCGACGGCACCATGCAGAACGCCAACGCCGTCCGGGTCTTCCAGACCACCGCCACCGCCTGAGCCAGCCCGACCGGCTCCGTCTGAGAAAGGACGGCACGATGCCCGAGACCCCGAGCAAGTCCACGACCGCGGCGAAGACGACCACAGCCCCAGCCGCTGCCGGAAACACCGCCGTACCGGCGCACGGCGACCGTGACCGCGTCGCGATGCTGTCGCTGCGCGCCGACGGCACCCCCGACCAGCACCGGCCGGAGATCATCGGCGATCGGGAGTTCGCGCTCGCCGCGACCCGCGAGCAGTTCACCCAGCAGGCGGTCTCCGCCGTCGACCAGCGCGAGCGCGCCGCAACCGACCCGGTCGCCGAGACTGTCGAGCAGGACCCGGCCATCGCGAAGCTGCAGGAGGCGCACCAGGCCGCCGCCACCGCGGCCGAGGCCGCCGCGCAGGCCACCGTCGACGCGCTCCTCGTCGGCGGCGACGCGCCGAGCAAGACCAGCAAGTAGCAGCGGCGGGCCGGCGCATCCGTTCGCCGGCCCCGCCGCGCACATCCGCATCGAGACCACGAAGGAGTGCGGGTGGCCGCCGTAACCCTCGACGCCGTCAAACGGCACCTCAACATCACCGGCGACGCGGCCGACGCCGAGCTGCCCACGTTCATCGCGACCGCGCAGGCGATGGTCGAGGAACTGGTCGGCCCGATCTCGCCGGTCGAGATCGTCGGCGAGCGCCACACCAGCGGCACCTGCCAGGTATGGCTGCACCGCACCCCGGTGCTGACGGTCGTCTCGGTCGCCGAGCGCACCGGCGGCACCTCGACGCCGCTCGACCCGGCCGCCTACTTCCTCGACCCGGACGACGGCTCCCTCACGCGCGAGGGCTACGCCGGCGCGCGGTTCGGCGGGTCGCTGCTGCTGGTCACGTACGAGGCGGGCCGCGACCCGGTCCCGCCGGGCCTGCAGTGGGCGATCATGGAGCTGACCGCGCACCTGTGGCGCTCCACCCAGGCGCAGCGCGGCGGCCGGGCCCGGACCGACACGCTCGACGCCACCACCGGCGCCGCGTTCGGCATGCCGAACCGCGTCAGGGACGCGCTCACCCCCTGGCTGCTGCCTGCGGCGGTGGCCTGATGCCTGCCGCGTTCACCACCGTCCCGGACGTGCTGCTCGCCCTGGTCCAGCTCGGCCAGACCGTCCTGCCGGCCGTGCACGTCTACGACGGCGCGCCCGAGTCCGAGACCGACGAGGACGAGTTCCTCTCGGTCGGCTTCTCCCGCGACGAGGACGACGCGTCCGTCGACGGTGAGTCCGTGGACGCCGGGAACCGCACCTCGGCGGAGACGTACGCGGTGCACTGCATCTTGTCCGTCGCGACCGGCGACAGCGGGCCCGCGGCGGTCGCTGACCGGCGCGCCCGGTGCGCGCAACTGTTCGGCGCCTACGCCTCCGCGATCCGCGCCGATCCGTCGCTCGGCGGTGTGCTCGTCGCCGGCGCCCGCGCGGACGTCGCGTCGTTCGCCTGGATCTACGGGCCGACGCAGACCGCCGGCACCTACGCCGAGGTGGAGTTCGACATCGCCGTGCAGGCGTCTTACCTCGGCATGCCGTAGCCCCGGCGCCCGGCGGCGCCGTTCCTCGAGGAGCCGTCCGTGGCGTCCAGGTTCGACGTGCGAGACACCAGGTCGATCACCCGCTACTACCGCCGCGAGCTGCTGCGCGAGATGCGCCGGGAGGCCCGGCGGGTGCGCAAGGCCGTGGTCGCCGCGGCACCGAAACGCACCGGCACCCTCCGCCGCAAGATCAAGATCCGCGCCGGTTGGGACGCGCATGGACCGTTCGCCCGGATCACGACCACGGCCCGGCGAGACACGACCTCGGCCCGCACCGGCCGCCGCACCCGCTTCCGGTACGGACTCGCGATCCAGCAAAAGGACCACTACCTGCAACGCGGCTTGCAACGCACGCCGCGGCGATGACACACGAAAGGAACTGGGATGACGCAGCCCACCGGCGCCACGCCGACGGCGCCCGCCCCTGACGCCGCGGCACGCGAGCACCTGGCGGAGCAGGCCAAGGAATACGGCACCTACGTGGCCACGACCGACATCTACGTCGGCATGGCGCTGGCCTACCGGGAAGGAGACCCGGTCCCGGTCAGCAACGTCGAGGCCCACGGCTACGAGAAGAACGGCCTGGTCGCCAAGACCGGCACGAAGGCCGCCGCGGTCGCCGCGGGCACGGCCGAGAAGGGCGGTAAGTGATGCCGACGACCGCAACCCCGAACGTCCTCACCGACCCCGGCTACCTGTTCTGGGCGCCGCTCGGATCGTCTGAGCCGACGAACACCGTCGCCGCGTCGAAGTTCACCGACTCCTGGCCGGTCGCGTGGGTCAGCCTCGGCGCAACCGAGGACGGCTCCGAGTTCAACTACGAGACCTCGGTGGAGCCGGTCACCGCAGCCGAGTTCTTCGACCCGATCAAGTACGCGACCACCGAGCGGTCCGGCAACATCAGCTTCACGCTGGTCGACTGGACGCTCGCCAACCTCAAGCGGGTCCTCAACGGCGGCACGCTGACCGTCGTGTCCGGCACCGGCGCGACCACGCTGTCCAGCTACACGCCGCCCGCGCCCGGCTCCGAGATCCGATCGATGATCGGCTGGGAGTCGCTGGACAACACGGTCCGGGTGATCTGCTACCAGACGCTCAACTCCGGGTCGATCGCCTCGGCCTTCAAGAAGGCGCCGGACAAGGCGGGTTTCGCCTGCCAGTTCAACTTCGAGACGCCCGCGGGCGGCAACCCGTTCAAGATCTACACCGCGGGGGTGGCCCGTGGCTAGCCTCGGCAGCTTCGGGCGCAAGCGCGAGCCGCTCGACCTGGACTTCGACTTCTTCGGCGAGACCATCCGGGTCCACCCGATGTCCTCGGACCTGGTCGAGCTGGACTTCCTGGAGAAGGCGCAGAGCCTCGACCTCGCCGACCTCGACCTGACCGCCGAGCTGACGCCCGAGAACATGGCCCGGATGTCGCAGGCCGCCCGCGTCGCGGCCGACATGGCGATGGGTTCGGTGCGCCAGATCATCCACCCGGACGACTGGGAGCTGTTCAAGGCGACCGCGATCGCCAACGGCCAGAACCTCCAAGACCTCATGGAGGTGCAGCGAGGGCTCGTGGAGGCGATCGCGGGTTTCCCTACTGGGCCGTCGTCCGGCTCTTCCAGTGGTGCCGAGACCACTGGGCCGAAGTCCGCGGCCGACTCATCCTCGCCGGCACCGACGGCGCCGACGCTCTCCCAGCCGGCTATCCAGGCCCTGCGCCAGCTAGGCGACCGGCCGGACCTTCAGGTCGCGGTGCTGCACGCGGACACCGCCCGCGAGGTTCCGGCCTCGGCATAGCCGCGCTCTGCGCGATCGCCTACGTCATCCAGCTCGACGAACTCAAGAGCCAGGTCGGCACGGCAACGCTCGCCGCCGTGCTGGCCCGCGCCAACGGCGGCACCGTCGACATCCCGGACCTCGACCAGGCCATCGCCAGGTTCAACACCGCACTCGCCGCAGTGCCGGAGCAGGTCGCCGACCGCGACCGACACACCCTGCTCACGGCCCTCGGGCTGCGCTAACGGAGGTGACCCGTGGGGAAGACCCTTGCCGACGGATACCTCGAACTGCGGCTCGACGAGGGCAAGTTCGACCCGGAGCTGCGCGCGGCGCTCAAGAAGGTGCCGTTCAAGGCTCACGGGCAAAAGGCCGGCCGCGAACTCGGCGACGGCCTGGTGAAGGGCTTCGGCGACCGGGGCAGCGCGCTCGCCACGGTCGCCGCCACCACGGCCGCGCGCCTGACCCTGATGGGCTCCGCGGCCGCCGCGGCAGCGCCCGGCCTCGCCCAGCTCACCGCGGCGCTGCTGCCCGCCGCCGGCGCCGCGGCGGCGCTGCCGGCCGCGCTGCTCGCGGTCAAGGCCGCCACCGCCACGGTGAAGGTCGCCGTCATGGGCGTCAGCGACGCGATCGAGGCCGGCTTCACCGGATCCGCCGAGGACGCGAAGGAGGCGCTCGACAGCCTTCCGCCGGGCGCCCGCACCTTCGCCGCCAGCATCCTCCAGGTCAAAACCCAGCTCGTCGGGTTGCAGGCGACCATCGCCAACCGGTTCTTCCAGCCACTCAACGACGACATGACCACGGCGACCCGCACGCTGACCCCGCTCGGCCAGCAAGTGGTGCCCGGCCTGGCCGGCGCGCTCGGCGGCCTGGCCGAGGAGGCGCTGCGGGCGTCGGTGAGCGGCCGCGCACTGGCCGGGCTGCGCGCGCTGTTCGACAACACCACCGCCGGCGTCAACGAGCTGCGCGCCGCGATCGGCCCGCTGACGGCGTCGTTCGGCGCACTGCTGTCCTCCACCTCCCCGATCCTCAAGCAGCTCAGCGCGGACGTCGCCGCAGTCGGCATCCGGCTCGCCACCCTCGTGACGTCGGCGGCCGACACCGGCCGGCTCGCAGAATGGCTGCAGGGCGGCCTGGACACGCTGAGCGTGCTCGGCGGCATCGTCCAGAACGTCGGCGGGATCTTCACCACCGTCTACGCCGCGGCCACCGCGGACTCCGGCGGCCTGCTGCAGAACATCCAGGCCCTGACCGGGCAGACCGCGACGTTCCTGCAGTCGGCCGAAGGACAGACCGGCCTGGCCACCCTGTTCAGCACGCTCGGCATCCTGGGCGACGCGCTACGGACCTCTCTGGTCACGGTGCTCCCCGCGGTCGCCGAGTCCGCGGCCACGGCCGCACCGGCAGTCGCCGGGCTGGCACCGTCGTTCACCAACCTGGTCATCGCGGCCACGCCCCTACTGACCCTCTTCACCGAGCTGGCCGTCTCCGCCCTCACCTCCGTCACCCCCGCGATCCAGAGCCTGACGCAGTGGATGCGGGACAACGAGACCGCGGTGAAGGCGACCGCGATCGCCGTGGGCACCGCGGTTCTCGCGATCAAAGGCTACGAGCTGTGGACCAAGGCCGCCACGATCGCGACCACGGCATGGACCGTCGCCCAGAACATCGCCGCCGCGGCGTCACGGATCTGGACCGGCGTCCAGTGGGCGCTCAACGTCGCCATGGCCGCCAACCCCCTCGGCCTCGTGGTGGCCGCAGTCGTCGCGCTGGTCGCCGCGATCGTCATCGCGTACAAGAACTCCGAGACGTTCCGGAACATCGTCCAGAAGGCCTGGGAAGGCATTCAAGCCGCGGTCTCGTGGGCCTGGAACAACGTGATCCAGCCCGCCGTGCAAGCCATGGTCTCGTTCTTCCAGACCCACGTCATGCCCGTCGTGATGTCCCTCTGGAACAACGTCTTCAAGCCCGCCTTCGAGGGCATCGCCTGGGCCGTCCAGGCAGCCTGGGTGCTGATCCAGATCTACCTCGGCGCCATGCGCATGTACCTCACCAACGTGATCATCCCGGTGATCAAGTTCCTGTGGGAGAACGTCTTCAAGCCGTACTTCGGCTTCATCGCCGCCTACGTCCGGTTCGTCTGGGAGAACGTGATCAGGCCGACCTGGAACGCGATGAAGAGCGCCTGGTCCGCCCTCGGCGACGGCATCAGGTGGGTCTGGGAGCGCGGCATCCGGCCGGCCTTCGAGGCGCTCGGCGGCTTCATCCAGGACAAGGTGAAGCCCGCCTTTGACAAGGGCGTCGAGGGAATCCGGGGCGCCTGGGACAAGGTGAAGGAGGCCGCGAAGGTCCCGGTGCGGTTCGTGGTCAACAGCGTGATCAACCCGCTGGTCAGCGGCATCAACAGCGTCGCGCAGTTCGTCGGCGTGAAGGACCGGATCCCGCTGATCCAGGGCTTCGCCGACGGCGGCCAGATCCCCGGCGCGCCGAGCCGGCGTGACAACCGGCTCGCGGTCGGCCCGAACGGGCTGATCAAGGTCGCGTCCGGCGAGTTCATCACCAACACCGCGAGCACACTGGCCAACCTGCCGATCCTGCGCGCGATCAACGCCAAGCGCGGCCGGGTCACCCGCCGCGACCTCACGCCGTACCTCGACGGACGCGAGGACGGCGGCCCGATCGGCTCAGGCGTCGGCGACTTCTTCAAGAGGATCGTCGATGGCGCGCAGGGGATCGGCGAGTTCATCAGCAACCCGCGGGCCGCACTGCAGTCGCTCGCCGCCGGCCTGTTCGCCAAGATCCCGGCGGCCGGCCGGGTCGGCGCGCTGGTGCGCGGTATGGGCGACCGAATGGTGAGCTGGGTCGGCCAGTGGCTGACCGACAAGGTCAACGGTGGTGACACCGGCGGCATCGGCAACCGGCCGATCCTCGGCGGCTGGCAGGGCATGCAGCGGCTCATCGCGGGCCGCTTCCCCAACCTCGGCCTGATCTCCGGATTCCGGCCGGGCTCGCGCACCCTGTACGGCGACCTGGACATGCACTCCCAGGGCCGGGCCGTCGACTACCCGCCGAACCGCGCACTGGCACAGTGGATCAAGGCGAACTACGGCGCCCGCACCCGCGAGCTGATCACCCCGTGGAACGACCTCAACCTGTGGAACGGCAAGCCGTACCACTACACCGGCGACATCTTCGCCCAGCACGCCGGCACCGGCCGGTTCGCTGGCAACGCCCACGTGCACTGGGCCGCGGCGCTCGGCGGACTCATCGGCCGCAAGTCCGGCCTGCCGTTCGGCTCGTACGACGCTGGCGGCTACCTGCCGACCGGGCTGTCCATCGCCCACAACGGCACCGGACGGCCCGAGCCGGTGGGCCATGACCTGGCCGGCGCCAGGACATACAACATCACCGTCAACGTGGCGCCCGGCGCGCACCCGGCCGAGGTCGGCCGCCAGATCGTGGAGTCGATCAAGGCGTACGAGTCGGCGTCCGGATCGAGGTGGAGGAAGCCGTGAGGGTGCTCGTCGACGTCGGGCTCCAGCACGGCGCCGAGATCGACCCGACCTACCTGCTGATCGGCCACCCGGTCTACGGCCGCATCGGCGTCGGCCGGATCGGCACGGTCGACGTGCTCGCGGACTACTCCGGCCGCGTCATGTCGCTATCGGTCGAGCGGACCTCGACACGGCGGATCGGGCCGATCGTGGAGTACAACGCGGGCACGTGCACGCTCACGCTCCTCAACGACGATGGGGCGCTGGATCCGTACGCGATCGAGCAGGCCGGCCTGACCGCGCCGGGCGTCGTGCTGCGGGTCCGGCTGGAGCACGACGGCGTCACCTACCCGGTCTGGCGCGGCTTCGTCGACAGCTGGATCCCGTCTCACGATGCGCCCGACCACGCCACCGTCACGGTCACCGGCACCGACGGCCTCGGCCGGCTCGCAGGAGTCCCGCGCTTGGCCGCCGCGGCGCCGGTCGGCGAGGGAGAGCTCAGCGGCGCGCGCATCCACCGGATCCTCGACACCGCGGGCTGGCCGGCCGAGGCACGCAAGATCGCGGCGGGGGATACCGCGCTGCAGGCCACCGAGCTGTCGGGTAACCCGCTCGACGAGGCCCAGGACGTGGCCACCGCCGAGATCGGCGAGCTGTACGTCGATGCCCAGGGCGACATCGTCTTCCGCAACCGCCACGCGATCATGACCGACCCGCGCTCGGCGACCAGCTGGGCGACGTTCGGGTCCGACAGCACGGCCGGCGAGATCCCCTACGTCGGCCGGCCCGGCGTCAGCTACGACCGCATGCAGATGGTCAACCGTGTCACCGTCACCCGCGACGGCGAGGACACCGCACTGCCGGCCGTCGAGGACGCCGCCTCGATCAGCCGCCACGGCCTGCACGCCATCGGGGAGACCCTGCCGGTCACGACCGACGAGGCTGCGCTTGGCTGGGCGCGCTGGATCCTCTGGCAGGAATCCGAGCCCGAGTTCCGCTTCACCTCGATCGCACTGGACGCCCGGCTCGATGTCGACCTCGTGCTGCCGCACGCGGCGGGCCGCGAGATCGGCGACCGGATCACCGTCGTTCGCCGCCCGCCCGGCGGCATCGTCGACAGCCGCGAGTGCTTCATCCGCAGCATCTCCCACACCTGGTCTTCGCCGGATCGCTGGCAGACCACCTGGGGCCTCCAAGGCGCCGACCGCTACCGGTTCTTCGTCATCGGCCACCCGAGCCAAGGCGTCATCGGCGCCAACGTCATCGCGTACTGAGCAGGGGACTCATCGTGCCGTTCAAAACCTTCAGCAACGGGTCGGTACTGGATGAGACCGACCTCAACACATACCTGATGCAGCAGTCGATCATCCGCTGCACCTCGGGCACACGGCCAGCGTTACCGGTCGTCGGCATGACCATCTACGAGACCGACACCGACCTCTACCGCCGGTGGGACGGTGCCGCCACCTGGGACTTCGTCGCGGTCGGCCGGCCGACCCTCGCCGCCGGCCAGATCACCGCGAACTCGCCGACGTCCAACAGCACCACCCCCGTCGGCGTGTACCGCTTCGATGACATCCCGGTCCGTGCCGGCCGTCTCATCCACATCGTGATGACCGGCGTCAGGTTCGGCGCCTCGGGCGACAACAACGACGCGCAACTGCGCTGGCATTACACCGAGGACGGATCGACGCCGACGGGCGCGTCCCCCGTCGCCGACGGGCTGACCCACCGCATCGTCTCCTCGGCCGCGATCGCGAGCCCGAAGATCTCCTGGACCGCGCGCTACCGGGCGCCGGCCACCGCCGTCACCCTCTCGCTGCTGCTGTCGGTCGCGCGCGCCGGCGGCTCGAACACCGTCCTGATCTCCCCCGACACGCTGCCCGTCGAGATCCTCATCGAGGACAAGGGCCCGGCACCGTCGTTCACCGGCACCACCCTCTGACCAGGAGGAGCCACCACCATGCCCTATCCCGACACCGGCTACCAGGCCACCTCTGCCAGGTACACCGTGCAGATCAGCGATCTACCGGGCGGCAACTCCGCCGGCGCGGTCATCACCTCCACCTCCGGCAGCGACACGGCCTGGGAGGACCAGATCGAGATCGCGGTCGGTGCTTTCCGCGCCGCCCTACTGGGTCTCGGTGCCCAGGTCACGATCTACCGCGCCCTGGAGGGCATCAAGGAGGACGTGATCTGATGGCGCGCAATCCTGATCCGGCGCGGATCACCGACGAGATCTGGGCGCTGTGGGAGCGATTCGACCGCCTGGAGCCCAGCGTGCTCCTCGGCGGCATCTACGCGGCCAAGCCCGGCTACCACAACTACCGGGACGCCCTCTGGACCGGCGACTACTCCCGCGCCGAGGTCGCCGCCGACCGGCAGGGCCCAGGCGACAAGGCCGCGGCCATCGACCTCACGATGTCCGACGCCGCGATGCGGACGTACACGACCCGGCTCGACGTAGCCGCCCGCGCCCGGGACCCGCGGCTCTATATCGCCGGCATGCCGATCATCCGCGAGTTCATCGGCACCAAGGACAACCAGACCGTCTACTGCTACGTCCTCACCGGCGGCCGGCCACTCGGCGTCGGCGCCGACGCCGGCCCCGACCCGGGCCGCGACAACACGCACCTGTGGCACCTGCACATCTCGTTCATCCGCCGCTTCGTCGCCAACCAGGACGCGATGGACCGGCTCTACTCCGTGCTCGCCGGCGAATCCCTCGCCACCTGGCGGGCCACCGACCCGAAGGAGATCGACATGGCCGATGTCGAGAACATCTGGCGCCTGCTGTTCAACGGCGGCTACCCGCCGGGGGTCGCACCGACCCACAGCGGCGGCACCGACCGCGCCGAGCTCTACCGTCGGCTCCAGGCCATCCAGCGCGACCTGTCGCTGCTGCTCGCCACCCGCGACGACCTCGACGAGGAGCAGATCATCACCGGCGTGGTCGCCGGCCTGACCCCGGAACGCCTCGCCGCCGCGATCACCACTGCGGGCCTCACCCCTGCTGGGCTCGCCGCCGCGATCCCGGACGACCTCGCCGGAGACGTCGTCGACGAACTCGTCGCGCGAATCTCCGCCCGCGCCATCGAGCCGGCCGACGCCGCGGCGGAGGCGTGATGGGCGGCCGGCCGCTGACCGTGGCGACCGGCCGCGCTCCGTTCGAGGTCTGCACACTGCTCGCCGCGCTCGCCGTCGGCACCGCGCTGCACCTGGGCGCGGTCGTACCCCGGTCCGTGTCGACCGCGATGCCGCCCACCATCCAGGCGGTCTGGGCGACCGGGCTGATCGTCGCCGGCCTCGTCGGGCTCGCCGGCGTGGCGGTGCCGCGCCGGCGGCTGCTCGTCGGGCTCGGACTGGAGCTGGCCGGGATCGGGGTGCTCGGCACCACCGCGACGATGTACGCGATCTCGCTCTACGCCGTCTCGGCCGCGCAGGCGCTCGTCGCCGGCGGGTTCGTCACCGCGCTGGCCGTGGCGTCCTGGTGGCGGTGGGGGCAGATCGTCTACGACCTGCGCCGTCTCGGCCGCGCCGCGCAGGCCGGCACCACCGTGGAGGTGCCGCTGCTGGTGGACGGTGACCGATGAGCGGCGGCATCATCGGCCAGATCCTGACAGCGATCGCCGCGCTCGGCGGCCTGCTCGGCGCGGCCGGCGGCATCGCGGTGCTGGCCCAGCGGCGCAAGCTGCGCGCGGACGCGGCCGACGTCATCACCGACACCGCGCTCACGCTCGTCCAGCCCCTACGCGAGCGCGTCGCCGAGCTGGAGGAACGCGCCCGCGCGGCCACCCGCCAGGTCGACGAGCTGTCCGCGTCGGTGGCCACCCTCACCGGCACGCTACGCGGCTGGCGGCTGGCGATCCTCAGCCCGCACGTCAGCCGAGAGGAACTGCGCGCGATGGTCACCCTGCCCGTCGAGGCGCCGAACGGGCACGTGGACGTCAGCGGCTGATCGGCCGCCATCGTGACCGCGGCCCCGGCGCCCACCCGATCAGGTAATCCACCCCTCGGCGCGCACGCTCCTCGGGCAGCCCGCGCCACTGCACCCGCGCCTCGCGCGGCTGGCCCCAACGCGTTACACCGACCACGGCCCAGGTGCCGTCCGGGTCACGCTCCAACAGCACGTCCCGGCGAGCCATGCCCCATTGGCCGTTGAACCAGTGCTCCACCCGCTCCGCGTCCCCGTGCACCAGCGCAGAGTACGCCCCTTAGCACACACGTACGACAATCTTGGAGTGATCATGAAGATCTTCGGCCGCGAGCCCGCGCTGGTCATCGGCGCGATCGGCTCGCTCCTTACCGTCCTCGCCGCCCTCGGCACGCCCGGCATCGACGCCGGCGCGGCCGCGGCCATCACCTCGCTGGCTGCGGCGGTCATCATGGCGATCACCACCCGCCCGGTCGCCCCAGCGCTGTTCACCGGCGCGGTGGCCGCCGGCGCCGCACTGCTCGCGGAGTATGGCTTCGCCGTCTCGGAGGGCACGGTGGGCGCAATCTCCGGCGCGGTGATCGCCGCGTTTGCCCTCTTCGGCGTACGGCCTCAGGTCGAGCCGGCGGGCGAGGGAGTTTCCGTCAGCGCCAACTGAGAACTCGAGAGTCAAACGGCCCGCCCCCGGGGGCGGGCCGTTTTCTGCGTCTATCGCCGGAACAGAAAGTAACCCTCCGGTCGCCCCTTCGGGTCCTGAGCAAAGCTCATCTCACCGAGCCGCCAGCCGAGGTCCTCGACCGCTTCGATCTGCTCAGCGAAGCCCGGAAGGCTTCCGGAAAGCTGGTGGTGCGTCATCGGCGTGTTGATCCTCAGGACGAACACGCGCCGCCCCTCCTCGATAGCCCTCGCCGCCTCCTTCGCGACGTTTTCCGCCTTCGCATCCTTGATCCATCCCATGCGCGGACGGTAGCAGCGTGCTTACGGAGTCCACATCGGCCAAACGTCCGGGCACCGCGGGCGGCAGCGGCGACTCGCAACCATCCGCGCCCAGCCAGCCCAGCGCGCTCACCGCCGCTCCTACCCGGCTGTCCGGCCCGCAGCACGACCCAACATAGTCGATTATGTGGTCGATGGGAAGCGCGCAGGCGGCCCCGGGACCCGAACGAATCCCAGGGCCGCCCTGTCCGTCGCGGGTGCCACGAGTCGACGCGATGGTCGGTCGCCGGGGCGGCCCTGTGCCGCCTCGGGCCCGGACGGACGCCTCCGCCGCGGCCCGCACCCCAACCGGGGTGCGGGCCGCTCTTTCCGTGTCGCGGCCCCGGCCACCATCAACCCGGGACCGCTTCTCAACCCGCCTTGCCGCGCCTGGGATGCGGATTGGCCCAAGGCGGGAGAGTTTCGCGCGGCCCGGGCCCTGGTCAGCGAGGGCCCGGGCCGCTCCCTCGGGGCCGGCTGGCGGGGCCGGCGCCGAGGGTGAGGGGTGCGGTCTGGAGCTATCGGCGGAAGATGTAGTAGCGGTCGAATTCGCCGCTCTTCGCGCCCTCGACGAAGGCCTCCATCTCGCCCACGGTCAGCACCAAGGCCGGTCCGGTCGGCTCGCGGCTGTTGCGCAGCGCGATGGTGTCGCCGAGATCGGCGACCTCCAGGCACTGCCCGTGGGAGGCGCTGCGGCTGCTCTTGTGCCACTCCACGGCGATCGTGCTGGCGTCGGGGATGTGCGTGATCATGTCGGCTCCTCTCATCCGGCCGCCACCATGGCGACCTGGTTCCGATCCGCGGCAAGGACGACTCGCGCCCATGCCAGCAGCCCGCATCCGCTGTCCTCGCACCGCGCGCACCGGCCGGTAGCGCGCGCGTCGTTGGGCGGCTCCTCGTGCTGGCGTACGGTCTGTTCCGCCGCCCACAGCACGGCGGCGGGTGACACGCCCGTCATCGCGACTCCCCGAGACGGCTGTTCACACGCCCGGCCAGTTTCTGCCACTCGCTGAGCTTGATCCAGGCCGTCGCGTGCACGCCCGGCCTGCTGATCGCCGACACCGCCACCAGCACCTCGCCATTCGGCAGGCGCAGCAGCCGGACACCGACCTGCCCAGCGTCGGCCGGCTCGCCGAAAGGATCGACCGGGCGGCGGCCCTCCAGCATCTGCCGGCCGATCCACTCCCCGACCGGCACCCGAGGACCCGCGTCCCGACCTCGGCGCGCGGTCATCGCCCCGAGGCCGCGAGCACGACGCCCAGCACGGTGGCGCCGAAGACGAGTAGGGCCCAGACAGCCGCGTATCCGCGCCGACGGTATCGGTCAGCGCTACCAGCAGACGAGCTTTCGACTGGCACCGTGTCGCCGTCGCCGAGACGGCCGACGCCCCAGTACATCCGATTGGTTGACATCCCGCGCACCTCCGTATCGAGGGCGCGGCGGGCAATCCTTTCCGGGGGACAGTCCGGCGAGGAAGGAGCCCGCCGCGCCGGCCTATTCGACGGTCCCGCTACGCAGATAGGCGAGGACCCGGTCAGCCGTCTCCTGCGCCTGCTCTACGAGCGTCCGGAGCGGGGAGTACGCGACACGGGTCGTCCGCTGCCGGGCGCTGTCCGCCTGGTCAAGCCCGGCCAGGAAAGTCTGCGCCCCGGCTAGCGCTTGGCAGACGCGCTCCATCTCTTGCGCCATCTCCTCCGGCGTCTCGCGACCAAACATCAGACCCCCAGGTGATCGAGGCGGCGCTTTCAGTAACGTTGGATTGGTACCAACCATTACAGTGGCCTGGACCACAGTCAAGCACCCGGCCTAAATTGGGTGGTACCAAAAGGAGGAGAGCTGCTCGTGCCACCGAAATATCGCCAGATCGCGGCCGAACTGCGCGACCGGATCATCAGTGGCCACTTCGCCACAGGCGACCGCCTGCCGACCGAGCAGCGCCTCATGGACGACTACGGCGTCTCGCGGAACACGGTCAGACTGGCCACCGCGCTGCTGGTCAACGAAGGCCTGATCGAGCGCGTGCCCGGTCGGTTGGGCGGCATGCTGGTCCGCGCGCAACTGATGCTGACCTACCACGCGTCGCGCGCCGAGATGCCGCACGGCCTGTGGCCAGAGAGCGATGCGTGGTTCGGCGAGGTCCAGGCGCAGGGCTACCAGCCGAGCCAGCGCTTTGAGATGCGCATCGCCGAGTTGCCGGCCGAACTCGCGGAGCGCCTCGGCGTCGAGGCGGACTCTCCCGCCGGGCTGCGACGCTGCATCCGCATGGTCAACGGGCAGCCGAGCTCGCTCCAAGACACCTGGTACCCGATGGACCTGTGCGAGCAGGTGCCCGAACTTCTCTCGCCGCGGGACATCCCGCAGGGTACGACCCGGCTCCTCGCCGAGCGCGGATTTCCACAACCGGCGGTTGAGGACGACCTGGTTGCGATGATGCCTGCACCAGAGCACGTGCAGCTACTCAACCTCGCGGCCGGCACGCCGGTGCTGGCGTTCACCCGAACCGGCTTCGCGCCCAGCCGCCCAGTGCGGGTTTCCGTGACCATCTTCGCCGGCCACCTCAACCGCGTGGTCTACACGCTCGGCGATGCCGACGTGATCGCCCGGCATCGGGACGGCCAATGATCATTGCTCGTGCCGGGCTCTCCGACATCGACACGATCATGTCGTGGCGCCGGGAGCGCACCGCGTGGCTCGCCGCACGGGGCGAGGACCAATGGTCGGTGCCGCTACCCCGCCGGGCGGTGGCCGCCACCGTGTCCGCGGGTCAAACCTGGATGGTGTGGGACGGCCACACGCCCGCAGCCACCATCACGCTCGCGGCGGCCACCGACGCCGAAGGCCTCTGGAAGCCGGCGCACGACGCGCCCGACCCGCTGTGGTACCCGGAAGACGACCCGGCCGACGCGCTGTACGCCGCGAAGATGATGGTGCCGCGCGACCGGTCTGGTTCAGGCCTTGGCCAAGAACTGCTTGACTGGGCCGGAGGTCGGGCGTTTGCGGCCGGCCTCACCTGGCTCCGCCTCGACGCTTGGACCTCCAACACCCGCCTGCACGACTACTACCGGCGCCAGGGTTTCCAGCATGTCCGAACCGTGGAGTCACGGCTCAGCGGTGCCTGCTTCCAGCGCGCAGCTCAGCCGTACGACGGCCTTCTCAAGACGGAAGGCGGCTAACCACAGGACGTCGAAGGGCCGTACCCCGTGGCAGGGTACAGCCCTTCGACGTGTTAGGCAGTTAGAAGACGGCGAGGGTCGCGGCGCCGTTGCGTGTCAGGGATACGAGCAGGTGAGAGCTGTGCCGAACGGTCAGGGCGTCCGGGGTTGCTGGGATCATCGAATCGATGTGGACCATCTGGATCAGGCCGTGGGTCAGCAGCATCGCGTATGGTTCCATCTCGCGCCGGCCGAGTCCGATTGCGGCCTGGGCCCGGCGCAGTGGCCGCCAGCGAGTCTCGGTGGCGCCGGCGGCGGTGATGGACCGGAGGGCCTGGTTGTATGGGTTCTCGGCCAGCCAGCGATCGCCTTTGGCGGTCGGCTGTGCCGTCCAGTGTTCGAGGTCGTAGCCGCGCGCGCTCTGGATCTGGGCGATGGCCAGCTCGACCGGGATCGCCTTGCCGTCGGCGTGGCATTCCACCATCTCGGAGTTCACGAGCGCGCCGAGCGTCTGGCGGCACATCGCGCCGACGCCGAGGGGCTGGTGCCGGGCGATGCAGTTGAGGATGGACCACTCGGCCGTGCGCTTCGGCCAGCGGGTCAGATGCAGGACCATGATCTACTCTCCGTAGCTTTCCCACGGTTCGCACGGTCCGGACGGATCGCACGATCGGCCGTATGCACGGCCCTTTACTAGGACCCGGCCGCGCCCGAGCGCACCGTGCGCACCGTGTGCACGGCCGGGGTGGTGATCACTGTTGGTTACGCCCGCTGCGGGACGAGGATGCGGTAGTGGCCGCGGTCGCGGGCCGGGGCGAGCAGTGCGTCGGGTCCGTCGCTCATCTCGCGGAGTGCCTTGTAGAGCCAACTGCCGGACATGCCGGTCGCGGCGAGGACCGGCGACATCTGCTCCGGCTTCACCGTGGTCATCCCGCGTTCGGCGGCCAGCAGGATCGCCCGGCGCAGCTCGTCGCGTGCGTCGGCCGGCGACATCTGCTGGGCCGGCGCGAAGTCGAACCGTGGCCGGTTCCGGTCGATCTTGATGGGTTCGGCCGGGTCGACGTCGTCCGGCGGGTCGTCGCGAGTGAGGGCGTCCAGCTCGGCCCGTTCGTCGTTCGGCTCGTCGCTGGCCGGCGCCGGGGGCACCGGCGTGGTCGCGGCGGGCTGGGTGGTGTGCCCGCGGTAGCTGTCCACCGCGTGCTCGCGTTCCTCCTCGCTGGCCGCGAAGCCTCGCGCGGGCATCGCCGCGCGCTCCGGCTCGATGCCGGGCCCGGACGCGTAGCAGTAGCCCGGTTTCAGGGCCTTCCACTTCCACGGGGCGGCGCCGGCGTCGGCCTGCTCGTCGGTGAGCGCGGCCTCTGCGTCGGCCTCGTCCTTGACGCCGAGGCAGATCCAGGCCGGGATGTTCGACCGGGCGCTGGTCGGCAGCCGGTCGTGGGTGGCGCGCTGGAGTTCCAGCACGATGGTCATGCCGACCGAGCGCACGGCCTCGGACAGGTCGACCAGGTCGCCGTTGCCGGCCACGACCGCGGCGGCCTCGAAGATGAGCACGGTGACGTGCGGGATGCCGCAGCCTTCCTGCCACTGCTTGATCCCGCGCTCGCCGAGCTGCTTCGCCCGGCGCGGGATCTCGTCGCGCAGAGCCTCGATGACGTCCTCAGCGGCGTTACGGCCGGTCGTCACCTGGGCGGCGTGCCGGTGCAGCCAGGACGGCAACTGGTCGCCCTTGCGGGCGTCGATGATCCGCAGCTCCTCGTCGTGGCGGGTGAGCACCTCGGCGCAGAAGGTCAGCAGCAGCTCGGTCTTGCCGCTGCCGGACATTCCGACCACACCGAGGATGCCGATCGCGTTGCGCTGCACGGCGTGGTCGCCGACCAGGTGCAGTTGCAGCGGCTCGCCGTCCTCGCTCTTGCCGAGGACGACCGGCAGCGCGATCGAGCCGCCGGGCGCGGACGGGCCCGGCCACGGCACCGGGTCGCGCAACTGGTCGACCGGCACCACGTCGAGCCGGCCGCGGCGCTCGGAGTCCGGATCGGGGTGGGTCCGCACCGCCGTGCCGCCGACATCCAGGGCCGAGGCGATCTGGGAGCGGGCGCCCTGCACCTCGGCGAAGGTCTGCCCGGGTGGCAGGACCACCTGAGCGCTCACCTTCGCTCCGGCGACCTGCGGACGGCCGATGGCCGCGTCCTTGAGCTGCTTCACCGCGGCGCCCAGCTCGCCCATCTCGCCGCGGATCGCGCTGCGGTCGCCATCGGCGTCGCCGCGGGCCTGCCGCATGATCCGGTAGACGGCCACGATGATCGACATCAGCAGGCCGCCGACGAACCAGACGCCGAGCATCCCCTTCGAGATCGGGCCGGACAGTACCGCGGGGATGACCCACGCCGCGCTCAGCACGGTGACGCCGGTGGCCATCACCTGCATCACGACGCCCCGCGGCCGCGAGGACCACGCGACGAACGCGATCAGCACGCCGGCGCAGATCGTGAGCAGCACGCCGGTCCACCCGGCGGTGTCCGCGTCGGTGCCGTAGAGGATGTGCGCACCCCAGGTCAGCGGCAGCGCGGCGAACGCGCATAGCGGTGTGATCAGGTACGGCCACAGGGGCAGCCGCACGGTGTGGACGGAGCCGATCCCGTCGTTGGCCGGTCGGAGTTTCGTCTTCATGATCAGGCCTTGAACGTGAACTCGTCGGCACGCGGCTTGTAGCCGGCCTGCTCCAGCTCCGGCATGAACACCGCCTCGAACCGGTTCGTGGCGGTGATGATGTACCGGCTCGCCACGGTCAGCGCCTCCGCCGCCTGGGCGACCGGCTTGGAGATCTGCCGCGCCCGGTAACGCGCGTCCAGGCCGGCCACAAGCAGGTGCGGGTTGACCTTGCGCAGCTTGGCGTCCAACTCGGCCGCGGTGATACCCAACTCCAGCGAGCCCATATGCAGAAGCTTTCGGCTCTGCTCGGCCCACTCCAGCAGGGCGACGTTATCGGTCAGCGGCGCGTTCGGGGTGAGGAACCCGTGCCTGTGCCGCGTCTGATCCGCCACGTTGATCTCTCCTTACTTCTTGCCGCCGTAGCGGGTGCTGGTCTTGCCACGCACGCCCCAGGCCGCGAAGCCCGCGAGCGCGCCGAGCGCGAACCCGAGAACCGGGTCGGCCCCGGTCCGCGAACAGATGACGCCACCGATCAGGCCCACGACCAGCGCGGCTCCGATGGCCTCGATGAGGCGCACGGCCTCTCCCTTCTCGACCCGCCGTCTGGCGGCCGCCGCGCACGCCCGGGTGATGAGCCGGGCACCACGGGAGCCGTCAGATGTGCCAGGTCACGAGGCCGACCGCTACCGCAACGGCCGGTGAGGCGATCAGCAGGTCGATGGCGAGGCGCACCCTCGTGTGTTTGCGGACGGCGACGCGGGAGAGCCAACGGACGGTGCGGGCCTCGGTGTCACGGATCGGGTCCGCAGCGTCGAGATCGCCGCGGATCTCGACGTGCGTCATCCGCGCCCAGCGGACGACACCGTGGTCACCGGCGAGGTTCGGCCGTAGCACCAGCAGGAGCAGGCCGACGGCCACGAGCCACATCGCGACCAGCGCCCAGCCGCCGGCGCGCACCGGCGCGGGCAGCGCGGCCAGCGACAGCACGGCGGCGAGGATGGTCAGCATCGTGCCCGCGAACCCCGCGACGGCCTGTGCTTTTGCGTCGGCTCGTGCGATCTGCGCCTCGCCCTGCTGCACAGGCTCCGATGTGTTCATCGAGCCGCCTCCGCCAGCTCCGGCGCCGACCAATACGTGCGTACCGTGCGCACGCCGAGGCCGAGCGCGTCAGCGACCGCCTGCTGCGTCGCGTCCGGGTGGTCCACGCGATATGCCGCGACCCGGGCCGCGGTCTCCTCCGCGCTGGTCCGCCGCGCCGGCCGGGTCCGAGCCTCAACCAGCTCCGCGGTGAGCTGGTCGACCTGCGCGCCCCGGGCCGCAGCCTCACGGCGCGCGTCCTCCAGCAGCCGCCGCATCTCGGCTACCTGCCGCTCGGCCTGCCGCCCCGCCTCGGCTACTGCCTCGCGCCGGTCGGCGGCTGCCGCGTCGGCTGCCTGCCGCAGCTCGGCAACGAGCCGCTGTGCCGCCGCCGCGTCCTGCCGACGTGCCGCCTCGGCCGCCTCTACCGCGCGCCGTTGCTCGGCCGCTGCCGCCGCCGCGTCCTGCCGCTGCTGCTCGATCTGCCGCTGCAGGGCGGCAACCTCCGCGGCGGCTTGCCGGGCGTCCGCCTGCCGCTGCCGCTGCGCCTCCTCGGCAGCGGCAACCGCAGCTGCGATCGCCTGCTGCTGCCGCTCGATGGCGGCGAGCGCTTCGCGGTGCTGCCGGTCCGTGTCGCGTGCCGCAGCGGCTGCGGCGGCTGCGGACTGCTCGGCGACGGCGAGCTGGTCGACCTGCTCCGCGGTCAGCGGCCGGGTGCGCGCCTCGGCGACGAGGGTCCGCTGTACGCGCGCGGTGACCTCGGCGAGCATCGCGTCGTCCGCATCGAGGGTGAGCCGGTGCCAGCGTGCGGTGAGACGCGTGACCAGCGTGGTGTTGCCGTCGCGCTCGGCCTTCCAGAGCCGGAATCGCAGGCGGGTCAGCCGGTCGATGAGCTGCGCGCGGTCGATGGTCTCCAGGTCGGCCTTGCCCGGCTTGGCCAGCCTGAGCGCGATCACGCGCTGCCGCAGCCAGGGGCCGATCATCCACGTCAGCGCGTTCTCGTCGCGCTCGATCACCTCGTTCTCGCCCAGCTCCTGGAGCCCGAGCTTCCACACCCAGACCGCGAGCAGCGGCAGGACGAAGCGCAGCGGGATCTCGACCGGCGTATCCGCCGAGCAGGCCACGATCGCGCCGAGGATCGTGGCGATCGTCCAGACCGCGCGCAGGTGTTTGCGCTGCTTGATGCTGCCGAGACGGCTCTTCTCGGCCGTGATCATCTCGCCGATGATCGCGACGTCCCCGATCGCGAAGAAGATCAGCGCCAGCCCGCGGCCGAGCGTCAAATCCTCGGTGGCGACCTCCCACATGCCCTCGGCGGAGAAGCCCAGGATGGCCAGACCCAACCAACGGCGCAGCACCCGATCGGGCCGGCCGGTCTTACGGTCCGCGCGCTTCATCGCGACCAGCGCACACAGCACCAACACGACGCCGGCCGCGACCATCACCGCGTCCTCGTGCGCTCGGGCGAACCGCCAGGCGGCCGCGAGCCCACCGAGCAAGGTCTCTATGTCCATAGTCGCTAGTGTGTCGCGAAAGTCGCGACTAGCGCAAGGGGCGTGTTAGTCGCGAGAATGAGGGCATGTCGCTGGAATGCACGTCAGTCGTGGGAAAATCCTCGCCAGATGCCGAGGCTGAGGAGGCCTGCATGGGCGAGTGGATCAGCGTCGCCGAGGCCGCCAGACTGCTGGAAATTACGCCTCGCACGATCCAGCGTTCACTCGCCGACGAAGAGCGCCGGCTTCGAGAGTGGGGCGAGGAGGGCGCGGGCTGGCGATTCAAGCCGGTGACCGAGCGCCCGATTTATCAGCTACGTCGGTCCGTCGTGGAGCGAAAGGCCGGCCCGGCGCCCGGCCCCGAAGCTCCCGACGACTAG